CCAGCGAGTGAACGCAGATTAGTTAGTCCAGCGATTGAAGCACAAGAAGCAGTTTATGAAACTGTAACTGTTCCAGCCGATGAACGACCTGAAGATGACGACACTGTTCACCTCGGTCTTGTAGCACAAGATGTGCAAACTGCGATGATTGATGCTGGTGTAGACTTTGATTTGGTCGCAACAGGTGCTAACGGGAAACTTTCAGTTAAATATTCTACGCTTGTCATTCCACTACTAAAAGCAGTACAAGAGCTAAGTGCAGAAGTTAAAGCACTGAAGAATGGATAAGGTAACAGACGTATTCAACTCGCTGTACTCAGCAGTTGTACAAGCACAGAAGGAAGTCGAAGGTAAATACATTGAGAACATTGACAAAAGTTATTTTGAGAATGGAAAGCCCAAGACTATCAAGGTTGAACTGGGGGGAAAGCAAGTTGAAATTCCTCTCTTTTCACTTGTACCGCACAACGCACTCAAGATTGCAGAGTGTGAAATAAATTTTGAAATAGATTTAAATTTTAACAAAGAAGCTAAAGGATGTCTTAGTAAGTTACGTAGAAATAAAATGGCTAATGTTAAAATAAAATTTGCTGGTTGCGATCAAGCTGAAGGGCTTGCGAGAATCGGTGATGGTTTAGTAAAACAAATACCTACAATATAATAAAATGGCAGGAGTAGATGATGCACAATTAAAAGACTTTCAGGGGTTGCCTATAGCCGAACTGATTGTAGACCCATTGGTTAGTGCGGCTAAAGGACAGAAAAAATTAGCTGGCGTAACTTTAGACTTTGTATCTCAGATTGGCTTTGAGCCAGATCCAGATGATCCAAAGAAAACTCGTACACGTACTGTTGACGTAGAAGTTGAACGTCTTATTAAAGGACAAACCAAACCGTTAAAACAAATGGTGAAGATGCCGTTGCTTTCAATGGTTACGATACCCAACTTATCTATATCAGATGTTAAAATACATTTTGATATGGAGGTCAAAAGCCATTCACAGAATACTGAGTCATCAGAGAACACTCAGAAAGATGAGTCCAAGACTGAAGGCCACGCTTCTGTTAGTGGTCATTTCTGGGGAGTAGGTTTTGAAGCAGGTGGTAGTCATTCATCATCTCACACAGGATCTGTTACAACTAAATCTGAAAATACTAGAAGCACAGATTTCTCAGCTCGTTATTCAATTGATGTGGAAGCTACACAGAATCCACCTGCTGAAGGTCTTGCCCGATTTACACAAATGCTGGCATCTACACTAGAGCCAGTTGACACCCAAGCTAAATAATTTATGGACGCAGAAAATCCAGAACAGAAAAAGGAAACCGTTTTAATTAACGGCAAAGAACATAACGTAGCTGATCTCTCACCGCAGCAGATTACGCTAGTAAATCATGTAGCTGATTTAGACGGTAAAGCTCGTCAGATCAACTTCAACTTAGATCAAACTGTTGGAGCAAGAAATTACTTCATGGGTTTGTTAAATCAATCGTTTGAAGAAAACTCAGACGACAAGAAAGAAGAGGCGGTTGCTGAATGAACTTTAACGACATCAAAGTTTGTTTAGCTTCTGTAACTGGTTTAGGTAACTGGATGCTTGAGATAGATATAATTTTGAAAGTCGGTATCAGTTTAGCAACTTTGATATACATAATACTTAAAATTAAAGAACAATGCCAAAAGTAGGTGGAAAACAATATGGATACAATAAGGCCGGTATAAAAGCTGCAAATGCAGCCGCTAAACGGCAGGGTAAGAAACTTGTAAAAGGTTCTAAGAAACGTACAACAAAATAAAATAATATGTTAAGTGGTAAAAAGACATACATGACTGCTGCTGGAGGTGTTTTAGCAGCAGTAGGTGCGTGGTTAAGTGGTGACATGGAACTTGGTGTAACAATAAATATTGTTATTACTTCGTTGCTCGCTGTTTTTCTACGCAAAGGTGTTAAATCAGACACAAGTGATAAGTCTGATAACAGCAATTCTTAGAGCGTTTCCTACGCTTGCTAGTTTAATTGGCAATGCGATTGATTTGCTTAGAGAACAAGAAGCACGACAGCGGCGTTCTACTAAAGATGCTGCTGTTGATGCTTCTATTGATGAGTGGTTGCAAAAGCGTGAAGCTAGAAAACAGTCAACGTCTAATGAACCATCCAGAGTTTCCGAAGGCAGCGATGGAAGCTCCTGAGTTTACAAGAGAAGTACTCAAAACTATTAACAGACTTGAGTATGAATTAGAGAGGCCCGAATAATGGCAACAACAAAAGCAGTAGTAAGAACGAAGCCTACGGTCAGTACAGTAACTATACGTACTAGACCCTCTGTTAGTTCAGTAACAGCAAGATGAGCGTAGAATACATATTAGATAGAGTTGGTAAGAAGCTGGGGATAAATCCTAACGATAATCACCAGCGTTCTATTATGTTGGACTATGTTAACGAAGCTGCTCAAGAACTTTACGAAGAATCTGATATGGTTGGCAGTCTTACAGAAGATTCTTTTTATGTACAAGGTGACAAGACTATAGCACTTCCAAGCAATGTAAGTTCTGTACGTGCTATAAGAGAGAAGGAAAGTCAAACTACATGGAACTTATCTAACCTTACTGAACGCTACGCTTTTAACAACTTAGACCAAGATGACAGAACCTGGCGTATAAAGGGTTATGAACCTTTCATGGTAACGCCAACAAATTACTCAGGTTTAAAAGCTACAGCTACACAACCTATGACAGACATAACGTTGACTGTTGTTGGTACAAGATCTGATGCTACAAGGTTTGTGGAAGATGTTGAAATGGATAGTGCAAGTAATACATTCTCTACAACATTTACATCTATTGAGTCTATTATAAAATCTGACGTTTGCACTTACGATATAAGTATCAAGCAGTCTGACAATACCGTAGTTGCTGTTATACCAAACAACGAAAAAGAATCACGCTATCTTATAGTAGATGTAAGCGAGTATCCTTGGGAGTCTGATGCAGCACAGAATGACGAACATACACTTGAAGTATTATACAAAAAGAAACTGCCTTACCTAAGTAAAGACAGTGATGAATTTCCTGCTGATGGTTATGATAACATAATCATTAACAAAGTAATGCAACTGTTCTTGGAAGAACAAGGCAAGATGGAAGAAGCTATACTCTACGACAGAAAAGCAACTAGAAGTCTTGGCAGACGTAATGCTGACTTAGAGCGTGGTCAACTACAGAAAGTTAGGTTTGATAAACATCCACACGATAAACTTAACATATCACTAATTAATAAGTACACACGTGCAAGTAGAACAATAGGACCATACTAATGGATTTTGTGCAGCAATCATTTTCGGGCGGTATGAATCTAGGTGTAGACGACACTAGACTTGCTACTGACGAATATGGTCTTGCTTATAACGTAAGGAATCGTCACGACGCTTTAGAGTGTGTAAAGAAAGCTATAGCGTTTGATACAACACCTACACTAGGAGGTTACAGTTCTAGTGATCCAAAGATACAAGGTATAATTTTTGTAGATCCTTACTTCTTTGTTTTTGTAGATGGCGTTTGCCTAAAGAAATCTAAAGACAGTGATACATTCACTACTGTATGGACTACATCAAGTACGCACACTAAACCAGCTACGTACACAAATGGTGTAACCACCACAACAGGTACGATACAACTTTCAGCTTCGGCAGAGTTTGTTTACACCGAAGTAGTTCCACCATCTTATGATAACTTTGCAGCAAAAGCTAACTCAGCAGATAATGCAAGTGCAGGTGGAGCGTCAGATTATACAAAGAGAATACCTCCAACTGTTGCAGGTATTGTAGTTCAAGACGGAACGAGCAGACCTAACTTAATTGAAATCGCCGCAGACGGAACAGTTACTTGCAGGCAGTTGATGGGTTACGACCAATGGCAAAGTACTACGGTACAAGTAAATTATAGCGGTGGTTATGCTACAGGCACGCACACTATAGCTGTAAATCCAACACCAGTTATATTAAACACAGGTACGATTATTAGTTTTGTTGGTGGTGGATTATTTACTCTTAGTGGTAATAATGCAGCAGGTGTTACTGCTTTAGCTGGCACACTTACAGGTAATAGAATTGAAGGTGATGAGATGGGTATTCCCGGTCTTAGAGAGTACGTACCTGTAGGTAAACAAATGGCATTTCACGGAGGTAAGTTGTTCGTAGCTTCTGCTGATGGTACTAAGTTATATCACAGTGTTACAGGTAGGCCATTAGATTTTATGGTTCCTCTTAATAACTCTGGTGAAAAGATAAACGATAAAGAAACTATAGGAGGAGTTGAAGCTGTAGCTTATACTGTAAGTAATGATCCTATAACTTGTTTGCGGTCCATGAACACAGATGAGTTATTCGTTGGTGCTATGAATTCTAGCTACGCTGTGAAGCCAGATAGAACTAACACAATATTTGGAGAGCCTACGTTCACTAAAAAATTCTTGTTTGCTACTGGCCCTGTAAATCAAAATGCGTATGTTGATTTGCTGGGTGACTCAGCTTTTATAGACAGACACGGTATAAGATCTTTTAATGCTGTACAACAAGCTGAAACTATTTCCCGCAACACAATATTTTCAGAACCTATCTCTGATATATTTAAAGATGTTGTACAGGACGGCACGTTTCAATGTGCTATAGTGCATGATGGTTATGCGTTGTTTCACGTTCTTACAAATTTACCAGAACAGTATCTTACTGTAGTTTATGATATGGCCACAAAGAAATTTGTAAGCCTTGATCGTCAGGAAGTAAGTAGTACAGGAGTTACTTGGGGAGACGGTAATGCTGGTGCAATAAATGTTTATGATGCTAACACATACTGTACTCCTATAAGAGACATGGCAGTAGGTGTTACTACAGCAGGAACTCAAGATCTTTTTGCGATAACAGATGATCCAAGTAGTAAAACATTTTGGGTTAAACATTTGTATGGTAGTACAGAGTTTGCAATGTCTAGAGTAGACACTAAAGCTTACTGTACAGGAGAGCCAAAGGTTGAGCTTAAACCTAATTCACTCAACCTTATGTTTAATAAACCTTTTGAAGTCTTCCATTCATTTAAGATAAACAATACAGACGGTTATCCGCCTGGTGTATATCCATCAGCAGCTACTACAGAACTAAGTAGTGCAACAAGTACTAGTGCGTACATTACTGTAGACGATTTTAAAGAAGGTGTTACTGCGGTAACAGATGATAACCTACCTGTACATAATACAACTTTGTTTTTTGATAGCGGAGCTACCTTAGTCTATAAAGAATTTGCAGCAGCAGGTCAGATAGGTAGATCGTTGTCAAATAGCTCAACAAAAGTTGCAGGTGTTTTATCTAACGCAGGGGTTTCTGATAATGACGAAGGACGTAATGCAGGATTTGTTGCTGTGTCACAGGTTGTAGATGATGTTAGAACAGATGCTAATCACGGTGGCTTAAAGACCAGAGGCTTGCCTTTGATACAATCTGGAGTAAGATTTCCAGTGGTATTCCCTGCAGAGTTTGACGTGAATACTCACGCTAATATGTCTTTCAACTGGCAAGCTAGTGAACAAGGTTGGAAGGTTAAGTACAGAATTTATTTACAAGGTTCACCAAAACTTTCGCAAGTAAGACTTGATGCGAAAGATATAACATTAAAGTCTTCAATGATTAACCAAGCATACTCAGCATAATGTCTATAGCAATAACAAGTACAGTCACGAAGTCGGACAAGGTAACACTGTTTACAAGTAAGGATGATTTTGATGCGTGGTTAGCTGGTCTTACTGTGCCAGCAGCTACAGGATCAACGTATGGTGTAGTTAAACAAGGCTCGGCTGTATCAGATGTGTCTAGCAGTAACGCAACTAATAACACAGCAGCGATTAACGGATTGTTAGCAAGTCTTAGAACTGCAGGTGTGATAGCAACATAAGGAGATAGAGATATGCCAATTAATATACCATTTTTCGGTGAGATAGACCCAGCAAAACTCGTAGAAGACGCAATTAAAACGGCTGCTGGCGGATACATAGCTAAAGAAATTGGTGAATTAGGTCAACAAGATCCTAAAGACCAAGGTAAAGCTGTAGGTGAAGCACAGGGCGAAGCTTATGAAGAGTTGATGGAAGCTTACAGAAGGCAGCAAATGCCTCAAGCTCTTAAAGACTTGGAAGTTCAAGCACTTCTTGCACCTTTACAACAACGGCTAAACTACGAACAGCTCTTAGGTTCAGAAGAAGCTAAACTTTTACCTGAAGGTTTTACCCCCGGCGTTAAGCAGTACCAAACACTTGATAGCGATCTTGAAAAGATGAAGCGTCAAAGTGGTGCAGCAATAAACTTAGATATACTACGCGAACAAGGTCCATATATAGCACAGGCTATTATGAATCAGATGCAGTTAACTGATAAACCATTCTTAGATGCTAGAGAACGAGGCGGTCAGGCTGCTGTTGATTTACTTAATAGTATAAATTTACAAGGTTTATCTGGAGGCGAACGTGCCGAGATAGAACGTAGCAATGCACTTAGGAATTTACAAAGACAGGGTACAACAGATAGCGGTGGAAGTTTGGCTGCAATTGAGAATGCTATGAATTTTGGATCTCGTCTTGATAAAAAGAAAGCTCAGTTGGGTAGTGCGTTACAGGCTGTTACAAACTTTGCAGCAGGTACTCGGTCAGGTGTAGATCCTTTGCAAGCTTCTGTAGGACAAACAAGTGGTGCTAATAGACAGACTGCAGACTTTCAGCAAATGACAGCTCCCAAAGACTACACAAATTTGGCAGGTCAAGGTACAAGTTTGTTAGCTGGTGTAGCTAATCAGCCGACAGATCTACAAAATATGTTCTCAGGTTTTGATTATTTAAAAGGGTGGAGCCAAGGTCAAAATCCTTGGACGAAAAGCTAATTAATAGAAAGAAATAATATGGCAAACTTTAACTTAAGTGGTCTGTTAGGTGGTATGTTTCCGATGATGCAGCTTGAAGGTCTTGATGACGAAGAGTTGCGTTTGATGGAAGAGTTACGAGCTTCTGGTGCTTACGTTCCGCAAGTAAGAGAACAGAATCCTTTTGCTTATGGTGCAGGTGGACGTAGGGCAGAAGACTTAGCTGCTGCACGACAAGCTATGCAACCAGCAGTGCAAGGTCGTATGCAAGATGTTGTACAAGCTCGCGGAGAACAAGAACGTAACCGTATGGCAATGGAAGCATTTGGTCGCCAACAAAAAATTGCTGAACAACTTAGACAAAAGCGTATCCAAGACGAAGCTCGTAGACAACAGCTTATGGGAATGCAACAAGATGCCGATCAGTCATCTGCAGACTATAGTGCTGCTGTAACTAGCGGGAATCCTATGCTAGAAGATTTTGATAAGTATGTGGGTAAAGAGTACTACGATCAAAACATCGGTACTACAATGGCTCCAAGAGATGCAGCCGAACTTACAATACTACAACAAGATGCTGCAGCACCAGAAACAAAAAGACTTCAGCTTGAAGAAGCTACTGCATCTGCTGATTTATCAAATGCTGTTAGAGCACAGCTACCACCTGACTACGCAAAGACTTTAGCAGACAAGCAGGTAGTTAGTGATGAATTGAAAGTCTTGTTGGATAGACAAAGATTAAATGTAGCTAGACAGTTTGGTGATCGTATTGGACAGGCTACAGGTAACAATCAATTAAAGACTTTAGACCAAGAAGCATTAGCTATAGAAGGAATTTTAAACTGGTTTCAAACACCAGAAGGTAAGCAGTATCTAGACCAAGGTGCAGCTTTAGGTTCAAACTACAGGAATGTTTTAGAACAACTAAAGATTCAACTTCTTACAGCAAGAGCAGCAATAATGAGATCGGTACAATCTGGAGAAGATCCTACAGTCAGGGAACTAGTACGCCAAGGTTTTAGTAACAGCAATCGTAATATTGTAGGGCCGTCTCGTCGTATGCCTATTCTAGATCAAGGTCAGTTTAGTCCGACTAATACAACTAACAACGTAGCAAATCCTAATCCTTAATTATGGCAAAACTTACTCCAGTTAGACGTAGAGCTAATACCCCACGTAACGTAATATACGATCAATTACTGCGAGAAGATGGTTATGATCCTGAAGAGATAGAGTATTTAGATGATGAACAGCTTGAAGCATACTTAGCTGAAGATTGGAGTAAGCTTGAGTCTGCTGGTATGGGAGCTTCTGAATCTATAGGAGCTGGTCTAGGAGGAGCAGCAGGTACATTTATAGCTGGAGCAGCTTTAACAAAAACAGGAATAGGTGCTCCACTTGGAATACCTTTGATGATAGGTGCTGGCCTAATAACTGCATTTGGCGGTAACGCAGCACAAGATAAGATTGAAGAAGCCGTATACAGTCCAGAAGATTTAGAAGCCTTAGAAGCTAGACGACAGGAAGCCAGACTTGCAAACCCTTTAAGTTCTTTTGCAGGTCAGATGGCTCCCTCTTTACTATCATTTAGACCTAGCCTAACACAACTTCGCACAGCAGGTAGTGGAGTAAAAGAAGGGATTCTGGGAAGAAGTCTTGGTGTAGGAGAGAAACAAGCTTTGCTTCAGTCAGGTATAGGTGCTGCAACAGAAGCAGGTTTTGAAGGGGTACAACAAGCTGCAAGAGGAGAGTTTGATCCGTCTAGGTTAGCGCTCGCTGCTACTGTAGGTACAGCGTTACAGAAACCTACATTTAAACCTAAAAACATAGACAGCCTTATAGCTAAAGGTAGGGAAAGAGCTGAAGCAGCAGGTAGAGATCCAAACAAAGTCTTTAATATGTGGGATGAAACGCTGCCTTCTACTGCACAGTTAAGACAAGCGTCTAAAGATACACTAAGAATAAATTTATTTGAAGACGGCAAGCATTACACAGGAGACACTGGCACTAAGGTAGGAGTTCTAGAAGACAGACTTACACCAACTCCAGTTGATTTAGTTTCTGTAATTGACGACCAAGTAACAAGAGGTGTTGGTGTTCTTGATCCATTAAAAGTTGGCCCAGCAGCAGAGTCTATGCGTAGACCAGGATTAGGTGCTGGTCCTATGACAGCGGAAGAAGCAGCCAGAGGTTACGGTGTGTCACCAGAAGTGTTAAAAGATATTTATGGTGCAGCTTCAGTAGCAAAGAAAGAAGCACAAACTAATTTTGACAAAGCCAAGAAAGATTTAGACGCAGCTAGAAAAGCTATAGCTGCATCCAAGAAAACGTGGACACCAAAAAGGGAAGCTGCCAAGTTACAGGCTGGACTTAACAGAGCACAAAAGAACTACGACAATGCTAACAAAGCTTTAACAACTACAAAAATTCCACCAACAGAGAAGAGTCAACTCAAGAAAATCTTTGGTGGTAGAGCCAAGCAAGTTGACATGGTTGATCCTGCTACAGGTAAACTTACCAAGCGTAAAGTTATAGATGTTGATCCTGAAGTATCCAGACGACTTGTAGATCGTGACGGAGAACCATTAACTGATAAGCTAGATGTATGGGAACCGACAGGTTTATCAAGTGGTAGAATTGTAGATCCGCAGACAGGTATCACCACTGAGATACTTGGGTTACGTGCTACAGAAGATGGACAATTTTTACAGGCTATAGAACGTAGAGGAGAGATTGTGTGGATACCTGCATCAAAAGCTAAGGCTAAGGGTATACGCAGGAAGTTTGAGAATCATCTAAAAGGAGTTCGTAAGAATGCTCAAAAAGAAATAGACGCGATAGAAGCAGAGAGAGCGAGCAGAGCTGATGCTTTAGGTAGGATTGAAAGTAAGACTGTTAAGAAACCTAAACCATTAGATACTGAAATAGTTGAACAGCTTGCACAGCTTGCAGCTATCAGAGGATTTAATATAAGCGAAGCAATTCGTAGAGGTTTGTATAGAGTTGTTGATGGTAAGTTACAAAGACAAGCAGGGTTTGCAGCTTATGACACAAGGCAAGTAACAATTGATCCACGTGTTGCCACTGATGATACACTAGCACACGAAGGTTTTCACAACTTCATTGATGATCTTCAGTACTCTACGAATAAGAAAGATAGAAAGCTTAGGGAAGACGTACTTAAATTATTTGCTGACGAAGAAACTGCTGTTCAATTTTTTGGTGAAGCTATGACTCAGAGATTAAAAACTCGCAGAGCAAACGCAAACCAAGGCAAGTTTAAAAACTTATTACGAGAAGCTAAACTACGTTGGCAAGAAAAGTTTGGTATACGTATGTCACCTAAAGCTTTAAAGGATTACCTACTTATAAAGTATGACACTGACCAACCGTTTATTTATAACTCAGATCTCGTAGATGGTTTTGCTGCTAAACGTCTGGGGAAAAAGCCAACAGATGCAGAAGGTCTAAGACAGTGGAGAGGTAGACAACAGAAAATTATGGATGATGTACACGCTGGAAATCCTATAGGAGCCAGTGCTGTTGCAGGTTCTATAATAAGGTCCAATGAGCTTGGCGGAGATCCTTGGAAAGATTTAAAATTTCAAAGAGCTAAAGAACGGTACGATAAAAACGATCCTGATGCTATTGCACCAAAGGAAGTAGCAGTACGTAACCTTAGAGACATACGACGCAGCATATCTGGTGACGACAAACCAAAGGGAGATACTGCACCATTAAAGAACATACTCAACAAAGGTATACAGGATTCTGGAGGTAAGTTTCAACCAGCAACAGGAGGAGAACGTACAGTTACAAGAGAGAGTAGCTTGTTTGCAAAGTCAGCACACGATGCTAAGAGATTGGCAGAAGCTTTTGATAAGTTCGGTACGCCATTAGCTGCATTTGATCCAGAACGTAGTGTAATTTCTGGAGGTACAAGAGACTTTAAAGGAGTTCAGAAGTACATAGATCCTAGATCATGGGTACAGTTAATACGTTATGCTGCCGCTGAAACAGATCAACTTATAATAAGACCATTCAAAGGTTTAAAGAACGAGGACATTACAGACGCAACTAAGTCTATGGCTTTGTATGCTAGGGATGCACATAACAGATTAGAGTTAGCAGAGAAACGTTATTCTAATATGTTCATAGAGCCAATTCTTTTGAAGCTAAAGAAACTTAACCTAAGCAAGTCCGAACTTGCTACACTAGGTAACTACAGAGCTTTCCGTAGGTTGGTTAAGAAGTACGGTTCTGATAAATCAAGATCTTGGATGGTTAAATACAACGAAGCTTACACGAAAGCCTACGGAGAAGTGCTAACAAACAGGAGATTGTTTGATGCTAACACAGAGTTGGATAAACTTTACAGAGAGACAAGAGCGGAACAAGCAGCTAACGGACCCAAGATAAAGAGAGGCAAAAAATACGTAAGCGTTAAGGAAGCAACAGATGACTACTACGATCCTTATATGCTAAGTCACAACAACACTACAATCTTGAGGCGTAAACCACATACGCCAGAGGGTAAAGCATTACAAGATAAGATAATAAAATTTTGGATGGAGCAACGGTCTGCAGAAGTTGGACCTACACCTGACTTAGAAAGAGAGTTACGTGATGAGCTTGCTGAATACATAGCTATTATTTCAAACAAAGACAGTTACGTAACTACAACAGGTGAGAACAAATCTCTTACGTCAGCTTCTAAATTTGGTGCGTTAAGAAAGTCGGAAGGTTTACTTATGCCTCCTGACCTAATAGAGACTGATCCTTTTATGAGAGCACAGCGTTACGTTGGTAGGTTCTCTAAAGACATGGCATGGTTTACGCAAATAGAAGGCGATCATGTTATGAGAGCTATAAGAGATCTACCAAACGACGAAGGTATTTATACTCACAGACCTAGCAAGGATGAAACGGAAACTAAAACACAAAACTTACAGGAAATCTTTGGTGAAGATGTAGACGTAGACTATATAAACAGAGCACAAGGAACGTTCAAAAAGCTAGACGAAACTCACTCAGGTTTTCACAGAGATGGAGATTTGTTTATGCTAAGACTTAACAGGGCTGTTACATCTCAATGGTTAGGTGCGTTGTCTGGTGTACGTGATACTGTAAACTCTTTCAAGAACGCTAACATATACATGAGAACACAAGACTGGCCTCTTGTTTTAAAATCTCTAACAAATCTTGAAGACGCTTGGAAACAAAGTCACATCTCTGGTGCTAACAGATCTAGCCCAATCTCACAGATAGAATTTGCACATGATAGCGTAGACAGAGCAGCAGATGCCTTGTCTACAGTAGCTAACTTATCTCAAAAATACTCAGGTCGTGAACTCTTTGAGCGTGGTACACGTGCTATACAGTTTAACTTAGGTAAGTTAATGATGAGAAGCTATACTAACAATTCAAAACCAGATGCTCATATTAATAGAGTACTTGATACTGTTGGTAGAATGGCAGATATAAACGTGAACAAGTTCAAGAAGGATTCTGTTTTCCCTACGGAAGACGAACTTAATAAACTTGCAACAGCTTGGGTAGAGATAAACCAAGGTACGTATGGTGTACGTGGCGTACCCACTGATATGATACGAGGTAAGTCTAGTTGGTTTTTATCTTTGTCTCGCTGGTCTGTAGAAAAATTCAATCGGTATATGAAGGATGTTATCCTGCCGATGAAAACTCAAAAAGATTTCAAACCGTTTGTAAAAGCTACGTTAGGTTCTGCAGTTGAAGGTGCGTTACTTGTAGAAATTGCGAACATGATGAACGCAAAAGAAAGCTACGAACCTACAACAAGAGAACTGATAGCTGCTGATGCAGATTTTGAAGAGTATGTTTACCATGCAATGCACTTGGCTAACTTGTCTGGGTATTTTGGAGTACTCTCAGGGCTATCTAATGACGCTGTTCGTACCTTTCGTACAGGTAAAGCAGGTATAGAAGATGTGTCTATGGTAACATTTCCTGCACTAGAAGCCTTACTGACAGATAAAGGTATAGCTCAAACAACAGCATCTTACCTTATGTCAGGTAACGTAGGTGACGGGAAAACAACATTAAGATTTGCTGAAGATATAATAACAAACTTAAATCAATCTTTAAGAATAGCACGTAATCAACTTATCTCTAGTTCAAATGTGGCAACGGAAGTA